TGACACTGAACCCGCTAGTGGGGCGAGTAACTTCTTGCACTACATAAAATCTTTTTAATGCTATGATATTATCGTCCAACGCATATTCATCTTTTAAATGCGGAAGTTCTATAACATCGCCTGGCATAATTTTTCTACTTAACGATTCAACACTGGATCTTAAATGAAAATGTATCATGATAGTGTCGTTGTTCAAAAACAAACCAAATTGGCTTAGATTAAAATCTAAATCTTGCATTTGATATATTCCACGGATCACATAAACATCCGAGGAATATTGTCGATCTCTATTTTCCATTAACAACACATCTTGGATACCTAATTCAGGAACAGGATTTAAACTAGTATTAGGTGTCGTAGGTGTTGCAGCATTGTCCGCAGGAGTAACTGGCCCCAGATATTTGTGAATAAAACAGTCAACACCGCCTACTTGAAACCGTTCGTTTACAGTTCTATCTATAAATTTAAAATCTAAACCCTTCTCTGGCCTATATAACGATAATCGTGGAATTTTAGCTCTCCTAGTTAAGTGTATTTATTTGTATAAATAGAAGTATGGACAACAACACTGAAAATATACGACAACAGATTGTGGAATACATCAGGACTTTTCTTGGTGGAAATCTTGTGGATGTTGAGCTCGACCCCACTGACTACAATGTTGCCATAGATAAAGCCTTGGCCAAATATCGTCAACGAGCATCAAACTCTGTTGAAGAAAGTTACGGATTTTTGGACCTAGTTTCTGATACTAACGAATACATATTGCCTAAAGAAGTAGTCAGTGTTAGACAATTGTTTAGAAGAAGTATTGGGTCTAGATCAGGTGGCGGAGATGGCGGCAGCTTATTTGAGCCCTTCAATTTAGCATACAGTAATACCTATTTGCTAGCATCAACTAACATGGGCGGATTAGCTACATATTATGCATTTGCGGGATATCAAAAACAAGTGGGAAAAATGTTTGGTAGTGATATAAACTTTGTTTATAATCCTACTAGTCGCAAATTAGTCATTCAACAACGACCACACGCTGGTGAACATTTGTTAGTATGGATGTATAATCATCGTCCAGATTTTAATTTATTTGAAGATGTTTACGCAGGGCAGTGGTTAAAGGATTATGCACTAGCCAATGCCAAAATGATTCTAGGACAAGCTCGTGAAAAATTTCCAACAATTGCAGGGCCACAAGGCAGTTCTGGCCTAAATGGCAGTCAATTAAAAGCCGAAGCCAAGGCCGAAATGGATCAATTAGAATTGGATTTAGTCAACTATAAAGACGGCAGCCAGCCTCTTACTTGGGTCACTGGATAATTGAGCAAATTGCTCAAAAATTGCTTTGATTTTAACCTAAAAATTTTATAAAATATATTATCTAAAGGATATTATATGACACAAGTAGTGGGATTTTGTGGTTTTATTTCAGCAGGTAAAGATACTGCGGCCGATTATCTTTGTAATTATCATGGATTTCGAAGAGACAGTTTTGCAAATTCTTTAAAAGATGCTGTGTCATGTGTATTTGGATGGGATCGAATTCTTTTAGAAGGCAGGACTTCTGAAGCCAGGAAATGGCGAGAACAAGTAGATACCTGGTGGAGTGAAAGATTGAATATGCCAAATCTTACTCCAAGATGGGTACTACAATATTGGGGCACGGACGTATTGCGTCAAAATTTTCATGATAATATATGGATCGCCAGTTTAGAAAATAAAATTAGAAAAACTCAAGATAATATTGTGATCAGCGATGTTAGATTTCCCAACGAAATAACAGCAATTCACAATGTTGGTGGTATTGTAATCCGAGTAAAACGTGGTCCTGAACCTGAATGGTATGACGATGCCGTTAAATTCAACCAAGGTGAACGGGGAAATATGTCATGGGCAATAAGTCGAAATAAGTTAGAAAAATTAGGTATTCATGCTAGTGAAACATCTTGGGTTGGCGGCAACATTGATCATACTATTATAAATGATGGTACCATAGATCAGTTATTTTCTCAACTTGAATCTATAATTGTTAACAAATAATTAAAAATCTGGAACCAAATCTCCTTGTCGCCATTGAACACCGTCTTTGTGCAGTACTCTTTGACAATTGGCGCATATTGTTTTTAAATTTGTATATCTATTATTATTAAAATTACCATCAACATAAAAAACATTAAATTGTTCTTTGTATTTTGATGTGTAATTGCATTTTTCGCAATGATCTTTTTTTTGATACCCTGCTAATGCCCATAGCGGTCTAAGATCCTTCCTTCCTTTGGCGCAATGATCGCACATGCGTCTATAATAGGTTTTTCCATCCTTATAATAGTTAATGGCCACAGGGTTTACTTGACATTTTTTACATAATTTTCTCATACCCGCCCTTTTTTGCGCCTTTTGGCATGGTTATTTACCGCTATTTTTTTTAAATTGGTGCTAAATAAAACAAAGTAATCCACTAAGGAGTTTTTAAGATGGCAACATTACAATCACCTGGCGTAAATGTAAGTATTATAGATCAAAGTTTTTATGCACCTGCAGGAGTAGGTACTATTCCTTTGATCTTCATAGCAACTGCAAAAAACAAACAAAATGCCAGCGGCACTGGGACTGCAAAAGGCACCACAGATGGCACATTGGGAACAGTATATTCAATTACTAGTCAACGGGATCTAGTTGATACATTTGGTACTCCGTATTTTGATATTGATTCTGGAAAAAATGCAATAAATGGCAGTGAACTTAGCGAATATGGTCTACAGACAGCATATAGCGTTTTAGGAATTAGTAGCAGAGCATATGTAGCTCGTGCTGATATTGATTTAAACGCATTAAAAGGCACAGCCACTATTCCACAAGGTCACCCAACAGCTGGTATTTTTTGGTTGGATACTACTAGTAAAACTCAATTTGGTATTAATTTATGGGATGCATCATTAAACAATGGCCAAGGTGGTTTTGTCAATACTCCTGTAACTATTTTAGATGAGTCAAATATAGTTACTACTGGAAATAATAACAACGTTAATTCTGGAATTCCAAAATCATCTTTTGGCTCTGTAGGTGATTATGCAATGTACTTGCCACATCAAGATAGCACTTCGGCTATCACAAATCAAGCACGTTTATTTTATAAAACATCTAGTGGATGGGCAGGTGTTACAAGAGCTTTTGATAGCACTAAACGTCTGCAAATTAGTGAACATTTTAATTATCCATCGACATGGAACTCCAACACAGCCACTGGTAGTGTTTGGATATGTACTACTCCAATTAACATTGGGGCAAGTTGGAATCTTAAAAATTACAACGGTGATACTGGGCAATGGTCAACAGTCAGTGCGCCACTTTATAGTAGTAGACAAACTGCAATTAAAAATTTAGATTCATCCGGTGGCGGTATCAATATTCCTGTAAATTCTACATTTGTGTGCTATGATTACGACAGAGTAGTATCCGCAGATTTCACAGTACTGGTAAAAGAGAATTCAGGGCCTACTACATTTACATTTGCATCTACTGCAACTTTTGCTGGTAACTCAGCATCATTCTACATAAGAGAAACTACAAAAACTGGTGATTGGGATAGTGTGGTAACTATTACTGTGGGAACTGGTGTAAGCACCAAAATGGGTTCGTTAATTGCAGATCAAATCAATGGCAACAATAGTTTTAAACAACTAACAGCTAATTGGAATGCTACTACAAATATATTAACATTGACTCATGCTTCGGGCGGGGAAGTACAGCTAACTGACGGAAATAATACTCCATTATCTCTATTAGGATTATCATGTACTGATGTTATTGCTAAAAATAAAGTTCGAAGTAACACTTATACTAATTTATATATTGCACCTTCTTCTGATACAGCTTTGTTAAGTGTGGCAGCTGCTCAAAATACAGACCAAGTTACCTATCAAATCAGTAACTGGGCACCTTTGCAATATTATACCAAACCCACAGCGCCTAATAACAAACCTGCAGACGGAACTCTTTGGTTTGATACCAGAATGTCCGATGTAGATATACTATGGAACAACGGTACTGCATGGGTGGGTTATAGGACTGTTTTACCAAATACTGACCCCAAAGGCCCAATCGTTAGTGCTAGTCAACCCACATTGCAAAGTGACAATAAGACTGCATTAAAGGATGGTGATATTTGGGTTGATTCAAGTGACCCAGATATGTATGGCCGAGAAATTTATCTATATAATGGAACAAGTAAACAATGGGTCAAACAAGATGTCACTGACCATATTAGTCCTAGTGGATGGGTATTTGGCGATGCACGTTGGAGCGACAACGGCAAAGATGATTCAGAATATATAACTCCAATTACTGATTTATTAGTCAGCAGTTATTTAGATTTCGATGCACCAAATCCACGCTTATATCCAAAAGGTACTAGATTATGGAACACTCGTCGAAGCGGTAATGTTGTTAAACAGTACATGGTAAATCATGTAAATATCAACGGAACTAATCCTAATGTTAATAACGAGCCGCAGACTGATTACGATGCAGATCGTTGGGTTACAGTTAGCGGAATGAATGACCATAAAGTTTCAAATTTTGGTCGTTATGCACAAAGATCATTGGTAACCGCTGCACTGAAATCTTTGGTAACTACAAATTCATCTATTAGAGATACTGATACTTTGAATTACAATTTAATTGCAACACCAGGGTACACAGAACTTATTCCTGACATGGTAGCTCTAAACGTAGATATTGGCCAAACAGCATTTGTTATTGGCGATACCCCATTACGTTTAGAACCAAACGGCACCGCTTTACAAGACTATGGCAACGGTAAAGGTGCTATTAGTGATGGTGACGATGGATTAATTACACATGACAGCTATTTAGGTGTTTACTACCCAAGTGGCTACACCAATGACAATTATGGCCGCAACATTGTAGTTCCACCAAGTCACATGATGTTGAGAGTTATTGTTAATAACGACAATGTTAGCTATCCTTGGTTTGCACCAGCAGGTACAAATAGGGGAATTGTTAATAACGCCAACTCAGTGGGATACATTGATGGAATGACTGGAGAATTTAAACCAGCTAGTTTATATCAAGGCCTAAGAGATACTATGGCTACAGTAAAAATTAACCCAATTGCAACACTGCCAGGTTCTGGACTTACAGTAATGGGTCAATATACAAGATCTGCCAATGCTTCATCATTAGATCGTATTAATGTGGCAAGATTGGTTAATTATATTAGACGTCAGTTGAATATTTTATCCAAGCCGTTCTTGTTTGAACCAAACGATGCTCAAACACGCAATGAAATTAAACGTGTGATTGAAGGAGTGATGGCAGAAATGGTATCACAACGCGGTTTGTATGATTATGTGGTTGTTTGTGACTCATCTAATAATACACCTACAAGAATAGATCAAAATCAACTATGGGTAGATATTGCGATTGAACCAGTCAAGGCAGTAGAGTTTATATACATTCCCCTAAGATTGTTGAATACTGGTGCTATTGCAACAGGAAACTTTGGTGCAGCTTTTCCTGGAAGCAAATAATAGTTAACTAAGATAACATATAAGGACAAGGAGTAATAAATGGCAACCTCAAGTTTAAATAGATTTACAGTTCCGCTATCCACTGATGTCAGTGCTAGTAATCAGGGATTGTTGATGCCAAAATTGGCATATCGATTCCGCGTAACACTAACTGGGTTTGGTTCAAGCAATTTTACAGCAGGTGGTAATCCTGCTACAGAGTTGACTAAACAGGTCATTAGCGTGGATCGACCAAAACCCACATTTGAAGAAGTTAAGTTAGATGTTTATAACAGCACTGTTAAACTTGCTGGTAAACACAAATTTGACGACATCACAATGAAATTACGTGACGATGTTAATAACAATGTCACTAACCTAGTTGGTCAACAACTGCAAAAGCAATTTGATTTTTATAATCAAAGTAGTGCATTTAGTGGCCAAGACTACAAGTTCTTCATGGGTATTGAATTATTGGATGGTGGCAACGGCGATTTTACACCCACTGTATTAGAAGTATATCAATTACAAGGTTGCTGGATCAAAACAGCCGCTTACAGTGGCAACGATTATGCCAAAAGCGAAGCAATGGAAATTGATTTAACCATTTGCTTTGATAATGCTTATCAAACTGAAGTTAATGGTAATTTATTGCCAGCAGCTCAACCAATTATTAGAGGTAACGGAACTAGCGCAGTATAATTTAGTTATTATACAGAAACAGCCCAGAGTAAAATCTGGGCTTTTTTATTGAATAAATAATAGTATGGCTACTATTACAAAAAACAACTTCGTGGGTCCAACAGGTGACGTAATTTTTTATGGTTATCAACACGCTCATCAACTTTATCTCAGCGATAATTATAAAAATGTGCCTAAAATGGCATTTATGTATTTTGTCAAATTCAATGTGAATCCGCAAATTACAAATTTAGTGACTAGTGATTGGGACCCAAGATTTACTGCGTTACTGACAAAAAGTGTTAGTTTGCCTAAATTTAAAATGGCCACTGAGACTATTAATCAATACAACAGAAAAACCAATGTGCAAACTAAATTAACTTACGACCCAGTGCAATTGGAATTGCATGATGATCGCGGCAGCGGCACTAACGGATTTTGGCAAAATTATTACAAATATTACTATGCTGACAGCAGATATGGTGATGCTAGTTCTAAAATAAAAGTAACCACTGCTTATTCAGATAACAAATACGGTGTTAATGATTATACTTATGGGTTAAATACTACCCCTGATCTCAAAGGCCGCGGCCAACCATATTTTTTAGATAGTATAGATATATTTTTGTTGCATAAAAACAATTCTTCCAAATTAAGCGACTATACAAAGATCACATTGGTTAATCCCTTAATCAGCAGTTGGGAACATGATCAACTTTCTCAAAGTGAGGGGAACAAAGTCATGGCCAATAAAATGTCAATTGT